CTAAATCAAGTTCATAAAACTCAACACCTGCAGGCACGTTATCTAGTGAACCCCCAAGCAAGTTATCTATGCCACGAACCTGCCAGCCCTTAGCCAAATAAGCGTCAGCAACATGGCTACCTAGAAACCCTGCAACACCGGTAACAACAACTAATCCCATGAATTATGCCTACGCCTAACTAAACTCCAACGACCTTCATCAAAACTCGCATTAGCCTGCTTCAAAACAAAATAAACATGATTATCAGCAAAAGTAGCCTTATTTCTTTCAGCAAAACTATTATCACTAGCAATAGTTGAACTATTGTCATGCCCTAACCGCAAAGGTAAGCGGTCAACACGCATACCTGCATGAGCAAGCCTACGTTCATAATCATTATCTTCAAAGTAGATAGGGTGTAGAGCTTCATCAAACAAACCAACAGTTTTGACTAGATCTTCCCCAACAGCAAAAGTCTGATAGTAAGGGAACTGATCACACAAAGTCAAAGCATCACTTTTAGCAGTCTGTAACAGCTCTAAATCACCTGGTCTGAAATAGCAGTCAGCCGAAGTAAAAAACCAGCGTGACTCAAAAGGTAACATCTTGATGCCTAAATTCCATGAACTTGCAACACCAAGATTTGAAGGCAGATTTACCCAATGAATGTCAACTAAAGGATTATCGTATTCAAAGTCTTGAATAACACCTGAATTATTTATGACATAAACAGTTGCTTCAACATCGATGCTTTCAACTAGACGTTTCAGCAAATCAAACCTGTTTAGAACAGGAATAATCAACTTCACTTAGAAGCTAACTTTTCTATCAAAGGCTTCCAAGACTCATCAAAAACCTTGTTTGCATCATACTGACGTGCAAAAGACAACGTTTCAGGGAACTTACCCTTACCACGCTGATAAGCCTGCTCCAACGCATCCACAATGCCCTGCACGTTAGGAACATTGAACCAACAATGCTGACCTGCATCCCAGAAGGGCTGACCATTGACAAGATAAGAGTCAGGTGAAGCAAGTTCAGCCGAAGCTGCAAAGTTGCTGGTAATAATCGGCACACCACAAGCCTGAGCTTCAATCTGTGGAATACCAAAACCTTCACCATAGTTACAGAAAAGGCCTACATCCCACGCCGAATAGATAGCAGCCAAAGTCTTTTGACTTATGCCATAACTGTAGGCAATAGGGTCAACAAACTTGACACGATCAGAAGGCACACCACAAGCAGCAAGAATGTTAGGCAACACAAACCCTGACTGCTTCCCATAAGGTTCAGTGTGCAAATACAAGACAACATCATCATGCTTCTTAGCGAAAATGGCGAAAGCAAGAAAGTTCTCTGCAACAGCCTTCCTGTGAATAAAGCCACCCGCCTTATTAGCGAAATTCATGCCCACAACAAACTTGTCATCACCACCAACAAACTCACGCCCAGAAATACCTTCAGGCAAAACTTCTGTAGGAGTGAAGATTTTTGTGTCAATAGCGTGAGGGATGTATTCAGACTCTATGCCTGCATTTTCAATCATCTCTTTACCGAACTTGCTCATAGCAATCGGAGTGACATTAGGTTTCTTCAACCAGGCTAAAACCTTTTCAGGTGCAGGCTGATGATCTATCGGAGTCCAAGAAGCAATAGGCAACGCATCCAAAGCAGGGTTATCTAAAACCCAAACATCATAAAGAGTGATAAGAAAATTAGGCAGACTAGAGTTTTCAGCTGACCAATGTTGATGATGTAAAGGCAACACGTCAGTGCTGTATTGATTCATGCCACGACTGTAATGAGGTATCTTCCCTGCACCTGTATCAATGAAACTATTGACACCCTCACCACCATAGTTAGACAACATGGCAACCTTATGACCCTGCCTAACAAGACGTTGAATCACCTGTTGCGATTGAGTGCCATAACCTGTTGGCTGATTGAGAGAATTTGAATACCAAGAAATGCATGCTTTAGTCATGCCCTAAGCCTAATAGAAAACACCCCCCAAAACAGTCCTACGCAACTGAATTGAGGGGTGAAATCTAGGAAGGTAAAGAAGCCTTAGCTTGCTCCACCCTTGAACTTCTTGATGTTTGCAGTCTGCACTAGCGCACCATCAATTCTCCATGTTGCTCTCCAAGTGGCAAGGTCATTACCAAATGCAAAGTCATCAGAGCGGTCAACCTGTAGGCCGCCAGCGTTTCTGATGTATAGGCTCTTCAAGTCACCAACAGCAAGAGAGTTAGCACCAATAGCAGGTGATGGCATGGAAGGAGTTTCAATAACAGGAACACCTAGAACCAAGTCACGCTTGTCTTGACCCAAACCGATGTCAAATAGGTAGCGGTTCTGTGAGTCCTTCAACTTACGAAGAGCTGCAATCGAAGTGCTGTTTGCAAGCATTGCGAAAGTAGGCTTTGAACGAAGCGCACCATCAAGGCTGTAAACAAGGTCAATAACGTTGTCAGCTGTGAAAGCACCGCTAACACCTGTTGAACCTGTAACACCTGTGCCAGCAACAGGCAAGAAACCTGTAGGCTCAACTGTTCCTGTTCCGTTGATCAACTTGTTACCGATAGCGAAACCGAAAGCGTTACCGAACTGTTCAGCCAAGAATCCAACAATGTCAACACCAGCATCCAAAACTAGTTCACGAGATAGCTGTGCTAACGCTGAGAACTTGTATGCAGAAAGAGTTGTGAAAGCGTTGAAAGTAGGCTCAGAAGTTCCGATAGAAACACCCTGACCAACGATAGTTGCAGTAGAGAAACCAGCCTGGTTAGGAATCTGTAGGTTCTCACCTGAAGAGGTGTTGATTACAGTTGCATAGTCAAGGAGTGGGTTTACTAGACGAGCAACCTTTACAATCTCGTTGTAGAAAGATGTAGGCACTGGCGCACCAGTAGAAGAACCAGTGATACGCTTTTCCATTTGGAATTCGTAACCACGAATCTCGCCAGCAATCATCTTACGAAGAATGTCTGACTCAGAATCTGAAACAGTTGCACCAGCAAAGTTCATTGCTGCAGCCTGCACTGCCTCTGCAGTCTTAGCTTCACGCTGTTCTAGTTCAATTAGTTCATTACGCTTGTTGATGTCAGCGGTAAGAGCAGCATACTTTGCTTCATCTTCACCTGACCAAGAACCGCCACGAGCTTCAACTGAATCAATCAGTTCCTTAGCTTCGTGCCACGCCTTAGCTTTAGCATCAACCTGCTTTGCGATAAATTCGCTCATAGGTTTGTTCCTTTCAAGAACATAAATAAATGGATTTTTTAGTGGCGATACACGCACAACTGATCAGGGGATAAACGCACACTGACAAAATAAGTCTATACAACAGGTCTATACACGCTAAAAGAAAACCCCCTGGGACAAATCAGGGGGAAAGAAATTAGCTTCTTTTTTACCAACCGAGAGAGAGGACTCGATGTGGAATAATTATACTCTCTGCATCAACAAATCAAGCTGTTTCTTCTTCAAATCAAGAAGAGCAGAAGGGTTAGTCACTTCAGGGTCTTTCTTTAGAACCTTACCTAGAGTGTCTGTCAACAGTTCGCCTTGACGTTCAGTAAGTTCTTCACCTGACTCTAAAGCCAGCAAAGCATCAGTTAGTTCTTCGGCAGATACTCCACGAATTTCGGCAAGTTTCAGAATCTTTTCAGATAGTTCAGTCATAGATCTAACATTAGCAGTTCCATCAGTGGCAGTGTAAGCAGGGAAAGCCACACCAACACTTACCTCATGCACGTTGACACGCTTTAGAACACGCTCATTAGCACTATTCCAAACATCGCCACCTGCAGGGATACGGAAGCCAAAAGAAAATGCTGTTACATCTCCACGCTGAATACTTATAACTGCATCTTTTCCAGCCTGAGTCGAAGGCAAATCGGCTTCAACAAGCAAACCACGACTATCTTCAATAAGCCTTAGAGTGCCTGCACGAGTAGAACCCAAAACAATACTTGTGTCATGATTCCATAGCAATTTGACATCGTTCCTAGACTTCAAAGAATCCCTAAAAGCACCAGGTTCAATAGTTTCAATAAAAGGAAGTGGCTGTGAAGGGCTGTTGAATACAGCTGCATAACCACGCAAAGTCATGCCATCACCTTCAGCACGAATCTCAAGATCCGTTACAACCGCTTCACGTCTTTCAATGCCAGCCAAAACACGCTCACCACGTTCATGCAACTCTGCAACCTTAGAAGGCTCAACAAACCTGACAGAATCTTCCTGCATCGTCAAAGGGTCAACACTAGGGTCAACAACATCCTCAACAGTCACAGGTTCACCCATAGAGTCAACAATCTCACAAAGGTCATAAACAGTTTCAGCGAGCTTTGCAATAGTTTCTAAAGCATCCCCCTTCAACTTATAAACCTTGTCTTGCAACTCAGTAACTGTGTATTCTTCCATGTTTCTTCCTTCACTAACAGCAGGCAAATCACTAGGGTTTAGCACCACGTCAACGCCAGCATCACGATACGCTGACCTTGCTTCAGCATTATTTTCAAT